TCGCACCCGGCACTATTCGCCTTATTTGTGCCGTCAGACAGTTCACCAGACGCATTGGATGCGTTGGAATTACAATCAACCACAGTATGACCGACTGCCTGTAGCATTGGTACAAGCTCATTGTAGATCTTCCGCACTTCTGCCTGCTCATCGATCAGACCAATTGCTCCTTTACAATTTGGGGAGTGCCCTCCCCTTAAGCCAATTTTCATTCTTTCTCTTCCTCCTGTTCTTCTGTCTCAAATACCTTTTCCAGTTCCTCTGCGGATACTCTGCCAAATTCGTTCTGTTCGCTCATGTTCTCACCTCCTTGTGCGATGTCGCACAATAAAAGAGAGCCTGTTTCCAAGCTCCCTGAAATTATCTACTTATATGTAAGTGCCCGTTCCGAGTCTCCTGTCCCCGGCGTTGTTGGGTCTACCACTACACCAAGGATTGCCAGTACTGCAAAAAGTGCATTGATTACGGTTAATAGCTTATCACCAAGGTCTCCAAGGTCGATGGTAAGACCAAACACTGCCGCAATCGCCTGTATCAATAGTAAGATTGCTGGGATCAGCGCTACCCAGAAAGCCTTGTTTTTAATTCTTACAATCCAGTTAATCTTCTTCATTTTTTAATCTCCTTTTTATAAATACATTGCTACTACAGCCCCGATCACGGCTCCAATCAGTGCTGTCACGACCCCATCCCACCGTTTGGCTGGTGTCTGTTCCAGATGCGTCACTTTTGCGGTTAACTGCACCAGCGTCTGGTTCATGAAGCCGACCTCTTTGGTTAGCCCTACCATTTCTTGTGCCAACTGATGCACCACGCTCACAACGTCCTCTGCTTCTTTCATTCGATGCTTTAATGAGCCGATTTCTTTTCCGTGCTCTGCAAGTTTCACTTCTACTTCATTTTCTGTCATGTTTTCCCTCCGGTTTTTTAAGTATAAAAATAAGACCATTACGGTCTTGCTCTGATCTCCATATTCCTCCTTAAATTGCGGATATCCAAGATGTGCAGATTGTCCGCTCTGCGTAAGTTGCATTCCCAACATCCATAGAGATTTTATCTCCAATTCGGTATCTTCCAGTCCCAACGACCGTGCCTGCTACAACCTCGGCAAAACTACAAAAATGGTGCGCTAATGGTACGAACTCATCCGGTATGATCACTTCATCAAATTCGTTGTAACTACCAGTATTCGGAAATTGCGCAAGCATCTCGATTTTACAATAAACCACTCGACCAACCTTAGTAAGCCAAACGTGGATATGATTCCCAGAGTTTATGTGGGAATAAGGACCTTTGATTTCCCCGGAGTCAAATGTTTTGTACGATCCCAGATCGAGCGTAACTCCGTCCTTTTCCACCAGTACCTTGTCCTTAAATCTTGTTTCCATATAGACATCAAATCCGTCTTTCTCGTCACTCGCGACTCCACCAATCGCAACGCTGTGTCCTTTTCTGGCGATGTCTATCGATCTAGTTTGCGCTGGTACAATCACGGTTTCCTGTCGATTGCCACCCAAGTCTGTGATTGTGACGATAACAAAGTACACACTCCCCGTGGATATTTTCCCATTCCCGATTATTTGGGAAATCTTTCCGCTTGTCGTGTTTGGGTATGTTTCGCTTGCTTTCACCGGACTTCCAGAAGCAGTCTCCTGATAATCTATCCTGACACTGGTTGCCTTGTTAGAGCTATTTAAGGTCTGGTCTACTTGCCAACTCCCAGTGACTTTAATGTACGTGCCATCACTTTTTGGTGATCCCTTAGAGTCGCATCGCAATGCAGTCAACCCGGTAATTGTCGGCTTAATGTACGCGATCTGCCAAACTGCATAAAGAGTCACATCCGCATCGGCACCGTACGTTGATCCCGGCATGTATGCTACGTCTCCAGCGGACGATGTTGCCCAGCCCATAAATACATAGCCATCTCTTGTGGGACGCACAGAAGATAGTGTTAATACGGATCCGTATATCTTTTTCTGGTTGTCTGGAGCACCGATCCCACCATTTGCATTATAAGATACCGTATGCTCCCATGTAATAGCCGGCAAGGTGTATTCCCCACTCGCTGAGATCGTGGCTGGATTAACTCCTGTATTGACCGTCGCGGAGAAGCCAATCTTCTTTGATTGTCCGCTCGTTGGCATCGTGATCCGGAACGTCTTCGTCCCTCCGATATTAGTCCAGATCCATTGTCCGCCGCCACTGCCGACCGCGAATGTCGCGCTACCAGAGGTGTTCTGTCCATCACAGCTCATGCTGTACGGCGCACCGCCGTAATTGTATCCGCCCCAGTCAAATGCGATATCAAATCTGATATCTACATCATACTTGTGCGTGAGATTAACATCTCCTACACCACGTACTGCCGTGACGTATATTCTTCCTGTTCCTGCCATTTTCTCTCCTTACTCGATATAGATTATAGATAGGTGTCCATCCCCATTGTCCAGCATAGCATAGTTGCCTACACCAACTCTCTTTGCACTTAGATTGTCGACTTCTGCTACTGGCATATACGCTTTCTCGTTCCCAAAATATGCCAGTCCTTTGTCCCCTTCGTAAAAACCTAAACGGGAGTTGGTAAGCCTCGCTTTTAAATCGTTTCCCGTCCCTCCAAGCTCCAGAAACGGTGTTACGCCATCCGACCCCTGCCGTACCCATGTATCAACCACCTCGGTCTTACCATTCACATACTCTACTGTATTTTTAAATTCTGCACGAACTTCATTCTTATATTTTTCAAAGCTTGTGTTGATATTTGTTACACTGGATATTGCGGTGTTTGCAGAATCCTGCGCATTTCCTGCTGCATCTTTCGCATCCTCGATATCTCCCGTGTATGCTTCCACCCATTTTTCGCCATCCCAGTACTTAAACACGTTATTGACTGTATCGTACCAGAGCTTGGTCTTATCGTCAGGCGTGGTATCCGACTTGATTGCTGCATCCTCTCCGTCTGTTCCATCGGATACATCCATAACCGTAACCTCTTCGAATCCTCGAAGGATTCCCTCCGTATCCCTTGCTTCAAATTTGTAGACCGCCTTGCTCTCCACATCCAAAGCTCGAACTTTTATGGTCCGACCGGCATAAATATGATTTCCATCCTTAAACCATCGAATTGTGAAATTGTCTGTCCGATCTACCCCATTATCTATTACATTGGCAGTCAAGTTGGTAAAGCCTTCATTATTTTTAAATACAATTCCGTTATCCGTAGAGATACTGCTGGTGTAAATCTTTGTTTTGTTAATCAGATCCTCTACTTTCTGCAGCAAATCTTCAGAGATTTCCGACTGTAGCTCTTTAAAATTGGTAAAGACTGTCTTGTTTGCTTGCGGATTCGTGAAACTGCGAACCTGCTCCGATACTCTTGCGCTCAAGTATAAGGTAGGAACGTACTCCTCATCCTCAATCTCCACGGTATCTCCGATAGCAGTATCAAAGTATCCCGTTACATCATAAGTCACGACCGGTTCAGATGCTGTTCTCAAGTCCGATAGCGCCATACTGTACAGTTTGTCTTTGTTATCCGTATCGTAGGATTTTGGCATAAAGATGTATCCGTCTTCCTTGTTTATCAGATTCGATGGGAAGCGATCTCTTGCCTGTGGTGCCCGGATATCTGGACCTTGTGTGTAAAACTCTACTACACCGTTCTCATCCAACTCTTCTTTCTCAATTCCCTGTATAGTCAGTCCATCCTTTCCTGTTGGACGGATACCGGTGTACAGGTTTTCGATACTGGATTCCTTCCGGATGCCGGTAACATTTTTCCCGTACCGCAGTTTGATATCTCCCCGGAACTCCCCAACTCCCGTGTTATTGTCTGAGTGTTCCCGATACACGTTCATTACAATTTCTTTCAGTGAATAATCATCATTTAACACAGTCTGGAACTCAATCTCCGCATCGAATACATTCGCCACGGAAAATAAACGGGACAGTACCGTTGCCTCACCTGTCCATTCGTTTGAAATCCGCTTATCTGACACTTCATTGATCCCGATCCGCACGGTACGTTCCGGATCAAAGGCAGTTACATATTCCTCAAAGCTCATTGCGCTTTCAGATTTGTATGCCCCAACATTCTCGTTGATCAATTCGAAGCTTAAAGACCATGCTGTCGCAGTAACTGTAAATTCATCCTTTTCCACATGTACGATATTCAGATAGTAGTCTTTTCCGTTATATACAAAGGCTACTTTATTCCCTTCTACGATATACGCCGCATCCTCGTGTTTGGAACTTACCGTAAATGCGTATGTATTCGCTGTCCCCTGCAGATATTCATGGAGTTCATCGTTCCAATAATGCATAGAGTTTCGATGGGTGTTATCCAAAAATGCAAGCACCCTGTCATGTGGATTCAGTACGGCAATTCTGATTTCATTCATTACAAATACGCCTCCCTTATTTTGGCTTTAATCGTTGGCGGCGGACTGCTAAATGCCGAGTGGGAGAACTGGATCTCTGTCTCTCCAGGTGGTACCAGAAAATGCTTACTTCCTCGGATTTCATCTTCCATCCGCTTCATCCCGTTTACATAAACCGCTGTATCATTTCCATCAATATAGACCACATCTCCGGACTTATACCGGTTCGGCACATCTCTGTATTTTTCCACGTTATCCTTGCGGAACCAGATACTTTTTAAATAATTGCGCGTAACCAGCTGATTCCCGAGATTCCGGTCTCCCCACTGCCCGATCCAGACCTGTATCTTCTCACATGCCATGTCTTTAATCTCCGGGATAGTAAAGTAATAATACTGACCGTACCAAAAAATCCGAAGCCGGTCACCCTCTTTTAAGAAATCGTTATGCCCGCCACCCATCTTTAAATTAAATGGGTTTCCCTCATAAGCTGTCGGCTGGAACTCTTCTCGTCTGATTAAGGTGTTTCCGGGAGCAAACCACTCGACACGAGCTGTGTTTCCAACCGTATCACTTTTGTTAATAGACATTGCGCAGATTACTTTATTATCTCCCGTCAGAAATGCAATGGTCTGTGCTCCTGTCTGCCCCATTAATCCGGTTTCGAACCAGTGCTGCGTATAACAGTAAAAGTTTTTTGCGCCACGCCTGCCCTCGCTGTCCACAGGGATAGTAAGTGTTCTCATTCCACCGTTCCAGTGTCCGTTCGTAGCCTGCCCACCCTTTAAAGCCATTACGCTGTATCCGGCAACGTCCCGCACTTCGAGTGTTCCCTGTGTGGTATTTTCTGGATTCTGATAAGAAGTACCGTGATCGTCTTGAAACAGGCTATACCCCTCTGACAGTATCTCTGACGCCTTATAGTCTTCGCCGTCTGCTTCTTCGATCTTGCCGAGTTGTATTGCACCGTATTTACTGGCAATCCCGATAAATCCATTTTCGTGGTTGTGAGTGATATCGTAACTTACCGGAACGGATTCTGTGCCCCCATTTACAATAGTAAGCGTCTGATATCCGCTTTCCTGATGGGCAGTAAACGATTTTTCCGCTGCAGAATATTTCCGTGGATCACAACAATAAAAAGTAAATTCGCCTTTTACGTTCAATCTGCCTGGCTCCACATCTCCGACACTTGATTTCGTTCCGATAAAATATTTATCCGGTTCATCTGCAAAAATCAGCTTTGCCTGTTCCTTATTTAAGATTCCAGAGAGTTTGTTGAATTTTTCCCGGAACTCTCTCGGAGATGTACAAAGCAACTGGTACCCAACTGTAATGCTTCTGGTTGTATCTCGCTTTCCCGTATACTCGGATCCATCCACAAGATCAATTTCTCTCTCCGTAATTTCTGATTCCAAAAGCTCACGACCGGTCACGTACAGAGTTCTGTATCCATCAATCAAATTTTCAATATATGCCCCATCAATCTGCAGAGCCTCACTCGGCAGGGAGCTTTTACTCCCCGCCTGATTTGTATCCACAAACTCATACATGGCTTCTTTCTCCTTTCAATCTCAGTTTCATGCTCTCACGTCTTTCCAGCTCTTTCTGCGTAAATTCCGCCGTAACACGCGCTGCTTCTCTGCCGTTATATTCAACCGGCACAACGATTGTGTATGTCGCATTTCTCTTATAAGTATAATCATCAGATAATTCTTTCTTCGCACCTACTCTGCTTGTATATGCCGTCATGACTGGATCAGCACTGGAAATAACCGGAATATCAATTCTGTCATTTATTTCATCGACCATTCCATAAGCTGAGATCATCGGAGTATTTTCTATTTCACCCGCTATAACACTTCTTGTTTTTGGCAGGCTCGCCCGGGATGCTGCTGCAGAATTTGCCGCGGCCGTCATCTGTGCCGCAATCGCCTGTATTCTTCCAAGGCTTGCGGCTAATCCATTTGCAAAGCTAATTCCAATATTCAGACCACTGCTATAGGCGCTGCCCGCCCCTGACGCAAGAGATGCAAGCACGGCAGAAACCATGCTGATTGCGATTGCCTGTGTTGGCTGGAGTCCGCTTTGTACCCCATCTTTCGCGCTGTCTCCGAGTTTCTTTCCGGAACTCTTAGCTTTTCCCGCGCCGTTGTCAAATGCACTCACTATAGATTTCACGGCACTTTTAGCCTTGTTTCCAAGAGCATCCAACCCGTCATTCACAATACTCACAGAATCCTTCATACTTGTAATGGATTTCTGCGCTGTTTTTGCGTTTTTTGCAATGGACTTCATGCTGGAATTTACTGCCAGTAACGCGACTGCCATCGCCAGCACTCCAACACACGCTGCTACCATTGCGACACCGAATGCAACTACTCCAACTGTGACTCCAAGCACCGCAACGCCTACTGCAAGCAATCCAACAGCAAGGACAGCGCAGCCCGCACCGGCCACGATCACACCGGCTCCAAATACCGTCATTGCAACGCCCAATGCTCCGATTGCTACAGATGCCTGTAAGCCATACTCGGCGACAATCGGAAGTACACTTGCCACGATCGCGAGGCCTGCGCTCGCAAGCAATACTGCCGCT